TACCATCAGTACCATCAGTACCATCAGTACCATTACTACCATCAGTACCATCAGTACCATCATTACCATCAGTACCATCAGTACCATTACTACCATCATAGCCTAAAATCCTCGAAGCATTAGACCATAATGAGTAAGTTGGTGTCTGATCTCCCTTCTGCGTTTTGACTCTCTCATGCTGATAAACATCACCATCTTTCATAGGAAAGTGCCAAGATCCTGCTGTGCCGTTAACTGAGTATTGAATCTGTACTGACTCACTTGTACCATCGTTGGCTTTTATATCGTCAATTTCAGAAATCTGTGTACCATCACCGAGCGTAAGGTTGGCTTTTATATCCATAGTATTTGTCGTGTTATTTAACGACAGCAAGGGTATAAAGCTGCCCTCACTATACAGACCGATCCTGAAATTATCAGCAGCAATATCAAACGCACTGACCTCACCGTTATTGGTATTAACAAAACCAGATATTCGACCAGTTACATCTGAAAGCATCCCACCTCGCGCAACAAGATTACCATCATCATCCTCGAAAACCTGTCGTATGTCATTAATGCTCGCTTCGCTACCATCCTTACTTATTTGTAGGTTTCTAATGAACTCAGATAAAACACCATCAACCCATGAATTACCATTAACTAAAATACATTTGCTTGCATCTGACTCGCCAGTAATGTCACCAGCAGCATTAACGCAATACCCCACACTTGCGCGAGTGTACTCATTGGCACTAGCTAGGGACTCAGCATCACCTTCACCCATTGAAACATTAAGTGCTTCAATACTTTCAGCAGTTGCCTGATCGTTATCCGAAATAACTTTATTCGTGTTAACTATCTGAGAAGCATTTTCCCCTACCTCCGCATTAAGCTGGTTTATAGATGTTGCTGTTGCTTTTTCATTATTCGAAACAACTTTTTTTGTTTCCTCGATCTGAGCAGCGTTACCTTCATACAATGCCGTTAACTCTAAAGTATATTCAGCAGTTGATTGTGACTCATCAGATACAGCAGATAATTTTTCTTCTGCGTAAGCTAGCTTAACACTATCTAAACTATAGTCAGCTTCAAGTAGGTATAGAGCGTGTGCTGACATAACTGATTCTATACCAGAAGCCCTTGCGTTCAAACCAAGATTGGATATACTTATTATCTGAGTACTCTGCTCGCCCTTTACCGCATCTATTTCATTGGAAACAGTTGTGATTGAATCGTTAACCCCACCTTCTTCTGCATTGTACGCTATGACAACATTAGTAATATTTGCATCTGCGCCATCAACCCATGTTTGAGCAGAGTTGGCTTTTAGTAACGTATCATTATCATCGAAACTTTGAAGTGTTGCCGTGATGCTATATGTTGTATCAAAGGTGTCTATTAACGTATTAACATCAGATTGCGTTTGAAATCCATTGCCACTAACCCATTCAGTAGTGGCATATTGAGCCATACTACCAGTGCCAGCATCAATATCAACTTCGATAGTCGATGTTCTTGCTTCAAGATCCTTTATTTCCGTATCAGAGGCAGAGCGTTTGCCGACAACTATATAGTCAACATCTGCTCGTGTGGAAAAAGCAAACTCAAGACTTGTAATAATACCTGTCCAGCCATCTAACTCAGATAATTCTTTACGTGCGCCAACAAAATCAACACTACTACTGCTAATGTCATAAGGTATCTGCTGGTTTAATCCGTTCCAACTCAGTTTTAATGTTGCCGAGCCAACCACTAGTATACCCGCCTCTATCATTGGGTTATCGTCTGCGTTAAAGCTTATGCCAGAAATAGACATTGAGCTATTTGTAGTGACATAACCACGGGCATTCCATGTAACTCCACCCCAGCCATCTACGCCAGTATTGTACTGCCAAGAGTACGCTGGCAATAAAGCCTCCATTGCACTAGCAATAGATGAATCGACATCTGTGTATGTTGCTCTTAACTCAATCTGACCAGCGTTAACTTTTATCTCAGCATTAGCACTAACAATGGCCTCTTCATTTTTAGTAATTCGCTTTGCTTCAATAGCAACCTCACCACTAACTCCATCAATTAATACTTGTGCTTGAGTAAAGCTTTCATCGGTATACTCATAAGCGCGGTTAACAATTAAACCAGTTTCAGGATCGATGTAAGCAGCAGCATCAATTAGCGCCTCATCATTCGCTAATCTTTCCTCATAGTTTTGAGTCCAGTCTTGGTAATCATTAGTAAGATCGAATAACTCCTTTGATATGTTATCGCTTTTATCATTGACAATGATTATGTTAGAAGAGTTTAGCTCTACCTCACCTGATATTTCTTCAATTTCATCAATAATATTATCGGGGTTATCTCTGTCCAGTTGAGCTATCAAGTCTTGAGTGCCCTGATCTAACTGGTCTGAGTGTAAGTCGCTGATTATACTAGATATTTCATCACCATTAGCAGTGGTGAATGTAGCCTCAGCCCAATCACTTTCACCGACTTGATTAACTGTTCTTCCCCATAAGAAATACTTCTTACTAGCGCTTAACCCAGCTAAAGTGAACTTGCCTGACTTGCCTCTATAAGTTGCACTATAAAAATCATTTGTCTCACTGGTTAGTAATTCAAACGTAGTGCCTAAATAGTTATTCTCAACTATTGGCGTAATTTCCGCATCAAAAGTCCCTGCTATAACATTCAGAACTGGTACTTCTGGTATTTGCACAGAGAAAATTAATGATGAGCTATCGCCCTCATTGTTTATCCCAACAGTTGTGATGCTGGCAGTGTACTCACCAGCAACTAAGCTAGTCAGCAAGAAAGGTGGTTGAGCTACTTTCGGCTCATCATAAATAAGAACGCCATCACGATATATTTCAACAGCATACCAAGAAATATTAATGCTGGATAAAGGCTCCCACGACAAGTAATAAAGCCCATCATCATTAATAAGAGCCATACCGCTAACAGCAGATATAGCCCCTACAACTGTTGGATTTGAGTATTCTGTTGGTGCAGGGATCGCGCTTGGATCTGGCGTGTAAAAGTTATCGTCATAAGCTACTAAACTTAATTCAACGCTTTCATCATCTTCACTAACTTCATCAATTCGCCATAGCTCGTTGCTCATGCCCATGATGGAAGATGAGAAGTCCAGTACATCACCAACCTCTGATAGCCAGTATTCAATGCCAACACTAACTGTCATTTGTCGAGGCTTTCTTGATATGCGAGCATCGACCATACACCAGTAATACGCTTGTTCAAGCTCGGTTACATAGTCTAAACCTTCTGACTCAAAGTTAACTATTCCACCATCCTCAGCAAGCCAATCAAAATAAAAATCACTACCGTCTTCTGGGAAAGTAGCTTCTACATCTACCTCAACTAAATCCCCTGCCTTAGCATCCTCAGAAAGATCAGGTACTAGTTGCTTTATTGAGTAGGTTAGCTGATTTAATTTATCTGTAAATTCGCCTGACTCATAATCTGGCGTTGAGTAACAATCATCTTCGTCAAGTGTCCAGTCAACAGACTTCTTAGTTTCAACACGTATATTGAATAGCCCATAATAGTCACTGGTGTAAAGCCTAACGCCCTCCATCCAAACATTCATATTGTCAACAAGAGGCTGTGCAGTATCAATACTCACATCAATAAGCACTGAGTTTATACCATCATTACCAACTGAATCAGGAAGCTCATCAAAGTGATCTGCCATTTCTGATATATTATCATCAGTAACAGGTATCCCACGCTTACCAGCACCATACTCAGTTGATCTTAAATAATCAGCGTATTGAAGTGCAGGGTTTCTTGAGAATTTAGTTTGCCCTGTTCGTGGATCGTAAACCTTAGCGCCCTTTACTGGAATAGTTAATTCAGGTGGTGTAGTAAGCCAATCATCACGATTTCGGTTCTTAACAAGTAATAACGTTAATCCCTTCCCGTACATATCATCAAGGCGCTTTAACTCGCCAGCATCCATATTTTCTAGCCAGAAATTATAGCCTTGATTATATCTACTAAGCTCTATGCCTGACTGGCTTGGTTTTCTCAGTGCCATCGACCAACCGCCAACGTCCCAAGCATCATTGACTACATTTTTTATTACAAGCTTTTCATCACCTTTATATACATTCCTTAAATCAACATCTTCACAATCACCAATACTGACAACGTAGATCAATGTAGTGAAATAATGGCGGTATGATGTATGCGTTTTGCGGTGCTTTAGCATTGAGATTGGCGTTAGCGTTGTGTTCTTGTAGCCGTAAATCTTTGGTAATGCAGGTGGCTTATTTCTACTGCTAATCACACCCTTAAAATCTGACGTATACTTTTTCTTTTGAATGTCAGTCATTACTGTTGAGCTATGCTGCATAATCTTATCGCCAGCATAGCGCTGCTCATGCGATGAGTTTATTGCGTACCAACCATTATCACCATCTAGATCGCCTAGAGCAGAATCAATCGAAAGAGTTACTTCTCTATCGTCAGTGTCACCAGATATGCTATGACTGATCGCCCAAGCTGTTCTGATTGGAATAGCAAAGTCAGAAACGACACTGCCATCATCCATTATAACGCGCTCAATTACTGTAGGTTTGTTGACGTATCTTTCAGACCTAATGGCACTGACAATGCTTTCATCGGTAATGCCAAAGACAATATCAACAGCATCCGAGCCAGTTGAAGCTTTACGGCTAATCCCTGATAAACCAGATAAATTATTGTTAGGTGTAAATGTATTGCCACCGAAAGAGATAGCATGTCCATAATCTGTGTAATAGAGGATAACCTCAGTTCCAGTGCCGTAAGCATCACCTAGATTTATTGTAACTAGGTTTGCATAGCTAACTATGCCTGATGTTAAAGCTTCACGTATTGCTTGTGGTGCATTTATCATAATTTCTCTACTGCCACTAATGTTATTTGAATATCTTGATTATCTGTTGCAGACATACTAGCCTCGATAACACCGCTTGACTGTAGATGCCATGCAAGACCATTCACTGTGACAATCGAGTCAATTGTAAGGCCATTGCGTAATGGGCTAGTTAGCTTTACCGTTTGAGTGCCTATTTCTAAGTTGGTATCTTCTGCACACTCATACACCTTAGTGTCATTTGAGAATTGCATATAGTCACCAGCAAGAAGCTGCCATTTCTGAGAGGAAAATAATACGATTGACTTACTGCCCTTGAAGTTGATCCCGTTAGCTTTAATCCCTGCTGCTGGCTCTGTACCTTCGCAATAACTAAGTCTAGGGTGGACAAATACAATCGTATCATCAACTGCTGCCGAAAGTTTCGCTTTTACCCTTCGTCCAACCTTTAGATCCATATCAATAGTAACAAGCTCGAATTCATAGCGATGAATACCAGTGTTTCGTTTTGACCTTTTTAGAGAAAGAGAGTCAGTTACATACATGACTCTGTTTTCTTCTATGGTACAGTCAGCCCAAGGGAAGTTAGATATATCAAGCAAAGCGTTTTCCTTTGTTTTTTCTGCCTCTATTCATTGCATCATACACTGAATTGTCCACAGACTTGTTAGGTTTTTTCAACATTCTTTCTAGCGCTCTAGCAATAGCTGCTGGTGAAGCATCACCATAAGAGTTTACAGAAATATTATTGCTTGTATTACCAGACATTCTAGCTGTATCTTCTCTGCCTGTTACGCCTAATGAACTCTGAGATCCATTATACACCATCGTACCACCAACTAATTCATCACCTAACTCAGCAACAATACCAGCAGAACCCGATGGTATTAAGCCACCTTTATCGAAAGCCCCTGCGAAAGCTATATTACCAACTGTTGTAGCCATAGCTTGTCCTGCTGCTAGCGCTGCTGCTGCTGCTGGTGGTGCAAGTGTAGGGCCAACCAAAGGGATAGCTGCTGTCGATGCGAAAGCAGCAAGTGAACCCTGCACTGCCATTGCTTGAGCGTTTACGGCTAATGATGTTGCCCCTGCTAACCTTAATGGCAGTAACGCTGCCCGCTCAGCTATTGCAGCAGCTACAACTATTGCTGACTTTGCTGTCTCAGTAGCCGTTAGCACCGCGACCTCTTTTGCAGACAATGCGTTTTTTCCCTCAGACATACTTACATCAAGCGCCCACATGATACCTCTTTGTATTGCCATTTCAGCATAAAAAGAAATCATACTTTTAGCTGCGCCCTTAAACACATCGCCCATTGCCTCACTAAGATTATCAGACTCAAACACAGCATTGCCAACAGCATTTCCAAAGCCAGCAGAAAATCTATCTAGTGAGTTTGCTACCTGATCATCAAATGAGCCTAAATTCTCTTTGGCTGCTTGTGCGTACTGCTCCCAATACGATCCATTTATTTTGATCCTCTCATTAGCATATGCTTCATCTATGTTTTGCAGTGCAATAACGTTACCCTCAAGTAATTCACGCTCTTGCTTGTACTGCTCGGTAAGAAGTTGTAGCTTTACGCTTGGATCGTATTTAGCTATTTTGTTTAGCTTTTCCTTTCTTTTAGAGTTAGCTATTTCAGCATCCGTGGCATTCTTTCCGCTTGCAGCTATCGCATCAGCAGCAGCTTGAGACTCTTCTCTGACTATTGCTGCTGCTATTTTTCTGTCGTAATATGCGGCTGTTAATTTTTTCTCTTCTTTGGTAGCTTGCCTAGCGGCAAACCCTTCAAGTTCTGTAGCCTTTTCAAGTGCCAATACTTGAGACTCAGACTTTCCCATCACCTTTGTTCTATAAACAAATGAAGAAACTAAGTCAGAATTGGTCTTTATGTTTCTCTTGGCTATATCTGCTGACCTCTTATCCTCTGCGTTTCTCTTCTTTATCGCTTCCATTTCTGTTAGTAAATTGTAAACTTTAAGGGGTGATAGACTAGCCATTGCCTCTTGAGCATTTCTATAATCTATCGCTTGCTTTTTGCTTAACCCTAATATGTGTAACTCTACTTGCAGTTCTTTAACATAATCTTCATTGGCTTTCGTAGCTTTTATTTTGGCTTCGGCAGCCTTTTTTTCTGCATCAATCTTTTCTTTTGCGTTAGCTTTTTGTTCATCAGCTAACTTTTTATCTTTCTTGGCTTGCTCATCTAAGGCTTTTTTTGTCTCATATAATGATCTTAAATTGATGAGCTTTTCTTCACTAAGGCCAGCAAGAGCAAGTTTTTGAAGCTTTATCTCTTCTGTGCTTTTACCGTACATCCCTACTTCTATGGCAAGACTTTCTATTAACTTTTTAGCGGTAGTTTCGGCTTTGATGTTTTCATCGTTAGCACCATTGACAATATCTTGATTAGCCTTTATCTTTTTATTCAGATCAATGATAGCTTTTGTTTTTAATTCTATTGAATCCACATCTGCTTTTTGCTGAGATATAGATTTTGGATCTGACCTTACAGTCCCACTAATACCGTAAGTGATTGTAACTTTGCTTTTTGCTTCTAGCTTTGCTTTAGCTAGGTTTTTGGTCAGTTTAACAAGCTCCCTGTTTTGCTCTTTTATGTTATCGGTTGCCTTGCTGATGTTCATTGATTGCTCAAGGTCTGTTGTTTTCCCAGCATCATTTAACTTAATTATGCTATCAGTAAGGGACTTCATTCTCTCTTCAAGTTCTTTGGACTGTTCACCAGTACCGCCCATAGCTTTCATTAACACACCAAGCGCGGCAGAGCCAACAGCAATACCAGCACCGATCAACGCGCCCTTAGCACCAAAGCCACTAGCTAATTGTGAACCCTGTTGACCAAAAATTATAAGCGCATTCGTCCCCATTTGTGCCTGTACTGCAATATCTTGCAACTGCCAACCGATATTTTGTGCCTGACCTCGCATACCTCGCATTGATTTCTGTACGTTACCACTAGAGGCAACTTGCGCCTGTTGTGCTTGAACAAGTTGAAGTATTGCTTTCTTTTGCGTTAAGGTCGCGCCAGTGCCTAATCGCTGTAGGGCATTCATTCTCTCTTGTCGTTCTGCGCTTTGACCTGTTCTTGCTGTTAAGTGCTTATACTCATTAGATAACTGTTCAAAGCTTGACGTTGCTTTCTTAGATGCTGCTGCCTGTGACTCAGTGGTTCTGTTTGCGATCTTAGTCTCTTTAACTAATCGCTGTTGAGCCATAACTAGTTCTTCAACTTCAACTTTTTGAGCATCTGTAGCTTTAGCCCCTAGACTTTGCAATGCCACATACACTTCTTGCTGTTCATTAGTCATTGATAGCATTTTATATTGCTTTTTCAATGAGTTAGTGGTTTTTGCGTATGCTTGCTCGTTCTTTTTTGACTCCTTCTCTATTTTCTTTATTTTTATTAAGTGCGCCTCTAGCTCTTGGCTAGTCATTTTCATGGCTTTATCCATATCACCAAAGGCTTCATCAAAAGCAGCAGCAGCCTCAGTAGTTGAGTATGTTATGGATTTCGTCTTGCTGATCACCTCCTTGGCACCTGTCACATAGCCTTTCGGATCAATCAAAAATTGCGTGGTGATTTTTCTTAATGGAGAATTCATTAGTTAAACGCCTCTTTAAATGCAGCTACGGATTGCTTTGTTGATTGTTTTGGCATAGCAATGTTTGGCTGATCTTTGTTATCGTCAATACTAAAAAAAACCTGCCACATAAGTAACTCATCTTGAGGATAAGCCATAACTTCGTGAACAGGTTTTCTTAGTTGCATACATATCCGCTTAATCAGCAGTAGTACGGGCGAGCTTAGGACTCGCTTTTTTTTTCTTTCATTGGTTCAGGTGGCTTATTAACCTCGTTACAAGCTTTGAATAGCTCGATAACGGTGTTAGTAGGTAGCAAACCAATTATTGCATCAATCTTCTGATCGTTGTCAACAATAGGCTCACCATTAGCATCTTCGATTTCGACAATGTTACCATCATCTGAAACCATACAAGATAGGCATTTCATAACCATAAATCTATCATGAGGAATATTATCATCCTCATCAACATTTTTAGCTACCCACTCTTGAACATTAACACCATCGCCAATAGTCATTTCTCTGATCAGGACTTCACCTAGACCATCAATATTGAAACTCTTGGTTTTTTGCTCAAGCCTTAGTTTTGACAGACTCATTATGCGACCACTTCTGGATCAGTCCAATCAACAACACCTGATTGCTTCGCTTTAACTGTAGCCATACGCCAATCTTCTGATGTACCTTCGTCTGCTTCAAAGCCAAGTAAAGCTAGGTTTACAACTGCCTCTGTACCATCATCCCAAACTGTTTTCATGTTAAGTTGCTTCTGCGCTCTAGCAGCAGCAACCAACATACGTTGATTTGTATCGGTAGCGTAGTATTGAAACTTAATGTCTTTGTCTGGTGTATCAGACATTGCAGCACCATACTCTTTAACGGTTGATGATAGTGTGGTTTTATCTTTCGATGCGCCCACGGTTCCAGTTGCGCCAATAGAAGTAATACCGTTAACTTCGGTATACTCACCCACTGCACCCTCGGCATCAAACTCAAAAGATACTACTGCTCTTGCTAAAATTGGATCCATTGTATATTCTCACTTATCAAATGTTTTAATGTCAACGAAAGCTATAAAAACCTTACTGTTAATGTTTGCTGGCTCATCGTTTACGCTTAATATATGTACTGCCTGAAACATAGCACTTGAAGTACCATCAAGCAAGTTAATTTCTTTTATTATACTATCACACTCATCACGGTTTTTGCCAGAGATACTTATTCGCCACGTATCCCAAGAGCCATACGCAATGCCATTCAGTATCCTTCTCCTGTTATTAGAATTATGGGTATAAGACATGGCTGGCAATCCAGCTTCCTTTGGGACAAAATCAGGGTATAAATTTGACTCTGTAGCCCCTGAAACTACTGCATAAAGCTCATCTTTATTCATTTTATGTATTTATCCGTTAGCTTGCCTAGATTATATTCTATCTTACTAAATGCAGCTTCGCTTTTCATATCAAAAGCCCTACTAATAAAGTTTGTTGCTGTTATACCAGCCGTGATGTTATCAGAGTCCTTAGCATCAACACTTTTGGCGTTGCTTCGCTTTTCATTGTAAGCCCTATCACCAGAATCTAAGCTGTGTGGTTGAGTTCCAAACTCAAGCCAGAATGCGTACATAGATGCTGGCATATCTTTGCTTGCGTTTTTACCGAAAACAGCCATAGCTGAATCAGACTTAAATATACCTGAGTTAGAATATATATATGGATAGCCATTATTAAAAGTCATGCCAGTATGAGTGAGTGAGGATTTTTGGTTTATCATTAATCCTGTATCAATTAAATTACCCTTTTTACCGAATGAGGCAATATTCATGACCATCTGGTCAGTAACCATGCTCCATCCTTCATCAACGGCATCAACAATCTCCTTAGAAGAAACCATGCCCATAAGGTTTTTTAAGTCTTGATTGAATTCCTGCATACCCGTGACTTTTACTGGCATTAAATATCCCTAGAAACAGTGATGATCATTTCTCTATTTTTATCATCTGGCTTGATTGAGGTTATTGTATAGTCGTTGCCTTTCCACTCAATAATGTCCTCATGAAGAACATCGTTACTACGCCTAATCAATATAGAGCAATACTCAGTATTCAAAGATACGCCAGCCTTGATCATTTCAGAGCCAGATAATACTTGAACATTAGCCTTTATCGACTTGACTATATTATAACTATTTAACAGTTGGCCTTTTGAGCCTTGCTCACCTTTACTTCTTTTTACTAATATTTGGTGCCTTAAACGTCCTGCTCTCATACTTATAACTCCGTTAACTTGATAGAATCAAGAATTACTGTTGATGATAGTGGAATATTGCTTGTAGACACCGCAACTGTGTCCTCTCTGTTTTCATATAGCGATGATACCAGCATTAATATACCCATCTTAGCTTCGGTAGGGACTTCGGTATATCCAGCATCAAAAGTAACCTTAACACTACTAGCTACGGTATTAATGAATATCATCTGAGAGATAGGCTCAAAATCGTACTTCAAATTAGCATCATCGGAAACTACTGATGTTAACTCACTAATTTCACCAAACGGTAAAATGCCAACGTCAAACCCTGAAAGAATCACCTCAACCGTTCCTAATGAAAATAATCTACCAGTGTATTTTTCAGCCAACTTAGTTGAAGCATCGATCAGTAATTGAATGTAGGTATCTTCACTCGTATCATCAATAATATTTAACTGTGACTTTGCCTCATCGAGACTAACAACGGCAAGTGGCGCTTGAGATATTACTCGTTTGAACATTTTCTATCACCTATAAAAAAGGGCAGCTTACGAACAAGCCACCCTTATTAAGTCTACCTTAATAAAAGGCAGCAATAACTACTCACCTGAGCCTGACTTGGCGGTCGCAACAACAATAACGATTGCATCACTAGCTTGAATGATAGTGAACATTTCCTTATTGTTTTCAACATAACGAACACCTTGCTTTTTCATTGTGTTGATTTGCATATAATCAATATCACCGTTAGCGATAGAGAAAGCTTTGCTTAAATCACCATAAATCATTACAGGGGCATCAGCAGCCAACTGAGGTAAAGTCTCATCGAATACAACAGCCTTACCACGTAAGCGATCTTCTGAGCTATCCATGAAGCTATTAGTAAGTAATGGTCTGCCAGTATTGTCTTTTACAGCTTCAAACACGCTGTAAGTATCTTCTGTCATGTGCCATTTAGCGTTACCACGATACTTCTGAGGTAATGCGCGACTAACAGCAAGGATTAAGGCAATCTTATCTGCATCATTAGTACCTAAAGAACCTTCAACGCCAGTAGGGAATGCAGGGAAGTATTCATGATCACGCGCATCATCAGGGTCAGCGGCCATCGTTGGCTTCCAAGATTTACCTGTTGACTGTGTAATATCTAATCGGCTGCTTGATAAAATACCGCGACCATTCTTGTCTCCACCATCACCGTAAAGCACTTTAGTAGATAAATCGACACCAAACTGATCACCAAGTAAGCGAAGTAAATCTGAGTACACGTTATAAGTTGTACCAAAAAATGCCTCATCAGTAATAGGTGCGTTAGACATAATCTTGATTACATCAGACTTAACTTGACCGTACTCTTGAGTTGCGGTAGTCGGAAAGTCAGTACCAGCCACGTTTTCAATACCATCGGCTGTCGCTGGATACTTACTAAGAACCAACTCACGATATTCGCGTGTCAAACCTTGACGAACGCCAACTTGACCTAAGATTGGTGATAACTCACGCGCATACTCGATAAGGTCAGTAGCTAGAACTTCTTGGACTGCTGTACCAGCACTACCAGTACCAGTACCATCGTTAGCGCCAACTAGAGACAATGCTTTAGACTGCTCTTCCATAGCCCCAGACAAGAAGCTATTGAAATCACCAAAGCCATGAGCGCCACCTTCACCCTTGACAGGCATAGACTTACCAATGAATTCATTGATACTTTTCATTGCAAAAACACGTACAGCGTTCTTTTGATCTTCTGGTAAAACTAACGCTGGCGCTTTAAACTTAGAGCGAAGATCGCTAATTTCATTTTTCATATCTTCGGCTTCATCAGCCGACAACTTAACACCATCAGTTAATTTTAACTCTAAATCTTTAACTTTTGCAGTAAGTTCATCGTTAGATGTTTTTTGTAATTCTACTTGAGCAACCGCTTTTTCTAGCAATGCTTTTAATTCTTTCGGATCCATGATGGAGTCCCCTATATTTAATTTAAGTTAATGTTATATTTCAAGCACTGACCACAGCGATTACTAAGCTGACCACAGCAAGGTAATAAAGTGATACTAATCTTCTTCTGCCATTAAATCAAATATATCTTTAACTTTAGGCGAATAGTTATTAGCAATCTTTTCAGCTTGTGACTTAGATAACCCTTGAGAGCGAAGTAATTCTTGAAGCTCTCGCTTAGTAGGTAGCTGACCATCTTGTATATGAGACTTAATTGTCTCTAGCTGTGCATTCTCATCACAAGCAAAATTAACCCAGCTAACTTCCTTTATATCCAACTCAAGAAGATCGTTAGTTCCAGTTTTGCTATTGTACTCGCTCTTAACCTCAATATAACCGATAGAGAAGGAGTCTAAAGCGTTATCTTTTGCAAGAACTTTAATATCCTTACCCATAGTGGTTTCAGACAGTTTACCTGTCATTTTAAGCCCTTTAGAGTCCTCTTCCATTTTAGCGAAAGCGCCAACAGGCAGTATTGATGGATCATGTGACCACAGCATTTTTGGCATAGTACCTTTAGATAGGTGGCTAGCAATAGACTTGCTATAGCAACCATCCATAGGTCGATCACCTACGTTATCTATATTGTGCTTGGTATTCCCGTAACACGTAAAAGTTCCAGAATCAACGTCATACTTGAATTCTGTTACAGGCACTTCTATATATTTAATCTTCATCTGGCTTTTCCTCTACTGTTTCTTCTTGTGGTTGTGCTGCTTGCTGCTGTGCAAGTCGCGCTTGTTCTTGCAGTTCTGGAACGTCAGTCAACTTACCTAGCGTAATGTTATTTGTATCTATTGCATGAACATCACCGCCATCTATAGGCTGCCATCCAGTATCAACACGCATTTCATCAATAGAAATAGCACCAAGCTTGAATTGCTCCCCAAGCGCTGTAACTCTTGCACCGAAGTCCCCACGAATGAAGCCTCTCTCATCCAGCTTGACTTTAAGGTTTTGTGGAAGTAATACGTTAAGAGCAAATTCAAACTTAATAACCAAAGGCATAAGTACGTTGATGTAATAATCCTGATTGCTTGCTTTAGTATCTGCCCCTGATCCTATGTCAGCGCCAATACGGTGTGGTGGGACTCGGAATATTGAGCATATATCTACCTTAGAGTATTTGCGTTCTTCCAATAACTCTGTATCGGCTGGTGATATGGTTAGTGGGTTATATTTAAGACCTTGATCTAAGAATATAACCTCACCAGTTTTAGACATACCTTGGTAACGCTCTTTGAATTGATTGCGAATACGATCAACAGAATTGCTATCTTTAAATGTTAAGTCTGATTGAAGAACACCGCTTGGCATTGCACCTTTTTCCAGCATACTGGATAAGTGTTGCTCTTGACTCATACCTAACGCAATAGCGCTCCCTCCACAACTTATTGGTGATAAACCAGTAAATCCATCAAGCGTATTGAGCTTAATGTGCATTATCTCATCACCATCCATAGCGATTTTTGGCTTACCATCGTTTGTCGTGTAGGTGTAGTAAACATTGCCATTAGCATCCATGTTCACTTGAACATTTTGCTGGAATCTAAAAGGAATTATCTCAGAGACACTACCCCGATCATTTTTGACTATGTACGCATAAAAATTACCGTAAAGCTCAAGGCATGATATATACATTTCAATAACATCTTGCATAGACATAAAGCTATTTGGCTTCTGAGTGAATATCCTCCACTCCCTTCCACCATCAACCACATCAAAGCCATTAGCAGACTTTCTCATTAGTTTTGCTGGTAATTGACCACAACTCTCTGCTTTGTCGCGTATACAGGCGTAAACAGTTGAGTGCTGCATAGATGTATGAGGGTTGACTTGCTGACCAGCAATACTTCTGCCACTAAGCATATTAAACACATCATTTGCTGATATACTTTTTTTGTCAAACCCATACAGATCACTAAAAAATGACTTTAAGCCCACGGTTATTTCCTATTATAATAAGCCCCTATCTTCTAAGGCATTTTGCTCGACTTTCTGTAATGTAGCACATGATAGCGCAATAATCGTGCTAATCAAAGGATCTATTTTATCGGTCTTTGAATTCTCTCGAACTACTTGTACGTTATTCTTATCAGTAACCTTTAAGATAGCATTTGAACAAGCAAATTCCATTAATGAATCATTATAATGAAAAGTCTGCTCCTTTATTAACCCCTCAAGCTTCTTAGCTGGCTCTGACATATTACCAGTACCTTGAGAGACAGCAACCATAGGCAAGCCTTCATCATCTAAATCCTCGGCAATCTCTTTCATGTGCCACGGATCATAACCAAACATTTCAACCTCAAATGTTTCATACGCCCATCTAATGAATTCGATAATCGGCTCATCACGTACAGTAGTCGTACTTAACAGTTCCAGACTACCATCATTAGCAGCCTTAGCGTAAATCTGCTTTAAATGGTCTGTAGCATCCATCATGGTTTTCTTTGGTAGCAAGTTTCTATAGAAACAGTCAGCCCCACCATCTTCATTGGGGAATAATATGCAAAACGATGTTAAATCATGAACTAGCGATCTATCAAGTCCTACCCAGCATTTTTTACCCTGATAATCCAGTATCGTCTTATCGAATCGGCAAGCTTGAACCTCATCCATAACCAACCACTTGTCAGCACCAGAAACGAACACGTTTAAATGTTTAGTTAAGAAGTTCGCCTTTTCTGATGAAGATAGTTGAGCCTCAATGCAGCGATCTCGCAAATACTCTATGCTGGGCTGATAACCTAACGCTGGATTGGCTTTGTACCAGCAATCTTCTAAATCCCACTGATCGCCTTTGTCAATTTCATAAATAAGGTATAAATACGCATCTTGTTTTCTTATATTTTCAAGGACTTGCTTCCCAGCCTTATTAAGGTCGGTGCAAATACCATCTAGTACAGTGCCAGCAGTAGTAATTGTTAGCATTAACCCTTCTGGCTGCGCCCCGAAAGCTGAAACCATTACCCCGTAAAGGTTTCTATCTTTTATGGCATGGCACTCATCTAATGAAGCGATTAATGGGTTAAGACCATCCAAACTGTTTGAGTCACTAGCTAGAGGTTTGAACTCTCCCTCTTGTGATGGCAATAAAATATCATTAGCTCTGGCATCGAAAATAGTTTGCAATCGCTTTGACAGTTTAATCATTACCTTAGCAGCAGACCAAAGTATTTTGGCCTGATCTCGCTTAGTGGCGACAGAATATGCTCTAGGTCGAAAATAACCTGACTTATACATGAAGTACAGTGTTAGCCCACCAGCTAGTGTTGAGTTATGCGTTGGTATATTAGTCTTGCCGCATAAAAATAATTTATCATTATTATCAACTTGTAGACACTTAGTTGGTACTGACTTCACTTTTTTCACACTAACTATTTGTATGCTTTTACTTCTTTGGCTCACTCCTGTAGCGCAACCATCAATCATTCTGTCTAATTTTCGCTTCATAGAGAAAACCTTGAGGTCGCGCTTATTACAGCAA